ATTTTTTTTGTCGCTTGTCAATTGTTTTTTGGTTTGAATGGCGCTTTAGCGCCTTGCCGTGCGTAGCGTATGCGGAGCTCGGCTAATCCATTCATTATTAGCGCTGTGCGCGTTTTCAACACTTTCAACACTTTCAACAGGTTTTCAACATAAAGTTGTACAATGCTTTTCGTCATTTTGACGAACTTTCAACATTTCAACAAGCTTTCAACAAAACTTTCAACATTGTTTTTTGCTTTTTATTTACGTTTTAGCGCTAAATTTTAGTACTTTTCAACTTTTCCACTACCTCTATTACTACGACTACAACAAGTTATATAATATTATGCGCACGTGTGCGCGTGCGCGTTTGCGCGCGCGTGCGCGCGTGCGCACAGCGGCAGCCCCAAGATTGGGGCGCGACGCAAGGGGCTGACTTTAGGTCAGCCCCTTTTTATTCACTGAATAGACTGATACATGGACCTTTTAAATGACACTTAGCCAAGTACCTTACTTGATAGGTACTTGGCTAGGTGACACCATGACACTGTTAAAGTGTCCCTCTCTTCTTCATCTGCTTCTTTATCACTCTTTCTTTCGTTTTGCACTGTTCTGCAAAGTCTGTATTTTCGTACTTTAGTCGGTTTTCTGCTATGGCTGCTGCTTGTCTGTTCTGTTTAATTCTCCACAACCTTTGTGGGTTTTCTGCTTCCATCATTTTTTCATAATAACGTGGAATTTGTGCGCGTTTGCCGTTTGTGCATTGGATATACCCTTGTCTCCAGATTTCTGCTTTGTGTTCTTGATAGTAGTGGTCTCCTAGTCCTGGTTTAAGACTCATACACGCAAAAGGCTTTTGTTGCCCTAGTTCGTAGTATGTGTTTGCTTTTTGACCGTCTATCTCGTACATTTTTTTCGTGACGTATCCTGCAACATATCTATATGTTTCCGGTGCTGCTTGTGCTATCTGTATTTGACCCATGCCCCATAGGTCTGCTAGCCATTTACTTGTGTAATATCCGTTGTGTTGTATCTTGTATAGATGTTCTAGGTCTGTTGGCCGCCATCCGTATAAAATCATATGGTAATGTGGCCTTGCCGTCTGTTCTCCGTATTCTCCCGCTACAAAATAGCGTAATTTGCCCCTATAAGCCTTCCTGAGACGTTTTAAGAATTTTTGAACGTCAGTATATAGCAACGTTTGGACGCTTTCAGGGCGCTTCTCTCCCGGTTTCCAGACGTATTGTACTTTTCTCATGATTTCGCCTGTGTTTACTATCATGCCCGGTACATGCTCATCATCATAAGTTAATGTGATAAACCATACTTCTTCTTTTGGATAGTCTCGTGCTTCTAATTCTATTCGTGTTGTCCAGTCTTCCCTTTGCCTTATTCTGCATCCGATGCACTGCCCACATGGTATCAGCATTACATCTTTTCTGTACATTAGATCTTCATATTTTAGCTGCTTTCCCGCTAACTGAGAATAGCGGGAGAGTGAATACACCCTCCCGCTAATGTTTTTGTCGTTAGGGTCGTACAGCCTTATTAATGGCTTGTAACAACTCACTTCAAATAATCACCCGGCTTTCGCTTTTCTCCGTATGTTCCTGTTTTGTCTTGTGGCTTTATGCTTCTGCTTTGTTCTGCGTATTTTCCTTTTTCCGTTGCATCTGTAATGGCCTTGTTTGTGTCGTTTCCGACTTTTGTAAGCGCCTTTTGCAGTCCATATGGTGTCATGTGCGTTGAACTAAGCATTTGTTGCCAGCTTTGTGCAGCATTATACCAGTCACTTTTACTCCAGCTTGAGCTTGAGTATGCATTTGGTACAAATCCGCTGCTTCGGCTTACTCCTAGTGCGCTGCTGCTTGCAAGTCCCATACTTGCTCCACTGATTGTTCCTGCACTTCCTCCCGGTGTGCTTGCGCCGCCGTTTGAGAACGCTAAGATAGGGTTAAGCCCTGCTTTTTTCATGTCCTCTACGGCTCGCTGGTATGCTGTGTTTGACATGTGTTCTTGCCATTCACGGTTTGCTAGTGCTTCTGCACTGTTGTAGTTCATTGCTACGCTGTTTTCAATGTGGTTGTATACGCCTTGCATGATTGCTTGTAAGGTGTTGTAACCCATTTGTTTAAGCATGCTTTGACTGTTGTATTTACCTTGCATGGCTGCTTCTTGCCCTTGGTATGCGTATGCTTGTTTTAGCCATTCGTTGACCTGTTGCACGTTTGTGCCGGATTGACTTCCGCTTTCGGAATGTCCGCCGCCTTGGCTTATGCTGCCGCCGCTACTTTGGCTATTGCCTGTCTGTCCCCATCCGCCAAACGCTCCGGCTACGTTTTTAGCTGCTCCTGCAAAAGTTCCGATTGTGTTTGCTACGTTTCCCGCTACGTTTAGTGCTGTTAAGAATCCTGATAATGCGCCCATTTAAAAATAGCCCGGGTTTTGCCCGGGCATCCTCCTTTCTTACAGTTTATACAAGCCCGGTACGCTGTATAACGGCATCCGTCTCGTGGTTTTGTTTGCTATGCGGATTGCTCCGAAAAATTGTGGTTCATCTTGCACGATGAGTGTGCGTGCAATTTCTTCTTTTCCTTCTTTCATCCATTCCTGCGATAGCGTCGGTACGTTTTTGTAGTTGTCTGCATAGTGCCAGAAGTCTAGACTGCCGGTTGTGTTGCTTCTCATGAGGCCTGAAACCCGATTAGGTTTCATGCGATAATCTGCCCAGGCCTCCTGATACCCAAATGTTTCTTCGTCTGTTGCTTTGCCTGTCAACATGATTTCTTTCTTTTTGACAGGCTGTTCCCCCAAGTTTGCGAACTGAGGTACATAGTAATCTAGTCTGTCGGTTCTGCTCCAAAAACGCTCCAAGCCTTGCTGATAACTGTGATTGTGTCGGACGCAACATACGCCAATTACAAAGCCATGCTCTTCAAAAGATTTTGTGAAACTGCTTTCATTGATGGGTGTCACTGACATTGCTCCAGTTTCACCTATGGGCGTGTCTTCGTTGGTCTGCTGACCGCTGGTCTGCACGATTTGGTTAATATTGACGTGATATCTGCCACCGCCAAGGTATTCCGGCACCTGCACGGTTTTATCGCTGATTACTACGTCCCATAGTGCTTGTACCTGTTCACGGTAACGGCTACCACCTCTTGCAAGCGCTTCGTAGTACTGCTGTACTGCTACGGCCTTGCGCAAGTCGTTGATGGTTGCTGCTGTTACTGTGCTAAGGTCTGCATATAAGTATCCGTCTGTGTCCTGTCCACCCGTTCCGGTTGCTTTTGTGCTTCCTAGTACGTCCGTTAAATAGCTGTTTTTGAAGCTTATTGAAGTTAGACGTCCTTGCTGGTTTGGTGTAGTGTTGCAAAGGAAGATAGAGGTTTCTTTGGGTCTCCCGTAGATGTCACCTGTGAATATAGCTGCATTACCTTCCATCGGCAGCGTCACTGCCGGCCCGCGCTGAGGATAAGGCATACAACTTGTAAAGTAGTCATGGAATTTGTTTACCGGTAAGCACCTACCTCCTGCGATTGCCCGCTGTAAATTTCCTTCAAGGTTATCTTCATCGTTTGTGTCTTGATATTCTACATCTTCGCTGGTGCTTTTCCATACTGCTGCGTTTTCAACGTTTTCGTCTCGGAAAAACTCGTTCCATATCATGACATATGCTCTGATTGGAAGTGCGTTGATTGAGAATTGTGCGCCAATTTTTGTTGGTACTCCCATATAGTCCAAGATTGAATTTTCATTTGGGCAGCCTTTTTCTGTTGTTCCTTTTATTACGATTTGCGGTACTTTGTAGTCCTTTGTTGGCATCCAAGGCTTGTTTTCGACTTCTCCCATAAATTGTTTGAAGTCATCCCATAAGATACGGTTAGGACAGTAGAAGTAGTAAAAATCGATGAATGCGTCATCGAAAACAGGATACTTCGGTGTGGTCATTCTGATGATTGCTGCCGTGTCTACGTTAAAGGTGTCGCCCGGCAATACCTCGTCAACGTAAAATGGAATCAGCTTGCCGGAATCGAACGTTGTTAAAATCGTCTGGTCACGGTTAAACCGCGTTCGACTCGCTTTCATTTCCGGAATTTGGTTAAAGTGCCGTTCATTGTTTCGGTTCACTCTTCTCCCTCCTTTGCTTTAGGTTCTTCTTTAGGTTCCGCTGTTGCCGTTTTTTGTAGTTCTTCAAGTTTCATGGCGTTTACCTGTGCTGTTGCAATCATGCGGTGATACTCATGGATGTTTTGCGGAAATTCTGTAATATCCACCTCTGTTCCTTCCAGCGCTCCCTGTGACAGGCTTTTCAGAAATTGCGGGTCAAAACTTGCTTTTCGGACAATGTTTTTGATATCACACTCTTCCGAGTACGATTCAATTTCCTGTTGGATGTCTATTGGTGCTGTTTCTTGCAGCACTTCTTGTCCTTTTTCGTCTTTTGTCCAGACGTATTGCTTTCGCATTTTTTCTCCTGATGCAGAAAAGAAGGGCGTTCGCCCTTCTTCGTATCGTTTATTCAAGCGGCTTGCCCTCCCATACTTTTTCCTTGCAGTTTTCAAAGGTTCCGGTCTCGTCGTTAAACTCTGCCAGTTTAAAGCCGGTATAGTCGTCCGGTGCCTGTCCAACAAACGTTTTTTCATCCTTTGCCATTACGTTGCACATACGTGCAAAGGTTGCATTGTTCTTGCTCTCGCCTACCCATGCATAGCACTTTGCTACACTGTCCCACAGACCAAAATATTCATGTTTCATGATATTTATTCTCCTTTTTTACAGCCGGATGCCACCGCGCATAGGTTTCTGGCTAAGGTTGATGGTTTTGGTTTTTCGTGCGGTTACGTTAAACATACGGCGGTCTTTTGCGCCGTTCATTGCTTTACGATGTCGTCCCATTGTTATACTCCCTTCGCATTAGCTCTAACTCCATGGCATATGCAAAGCTTTTCATCTGCCAAATTTCATCTATTAGCTTTTTTGCATCCTCGATGTTTGACACTTTTTTAAGCATTTTGTAATTGCCATCAATTTCTTTGTATTTTCGTTCGAGCAGCTCTTCAATTGCTTCTTTGGTCTGGTCGCGTACATTCCATGTTTTTTGCATCATGGTTACTCCTTTTCTTTTTCGTTGACGCTATCATGCAGCGCGTGATAGATTTCGTCAAGCTTTTCGAGAATCTGCATCATAAGCCGGATTGCCTGTTTGACGTCTTTAATGCTAATCAGTGCCATTGTTACACCTCCTTTCTGTTTCTGATTGCCCTAATACTATTGACTTCGCGGAACCTGTCCGTCCAGTATGCGCCGTTAGGTCATTCAGATCCCTTTTCTGTATTTGCTTTTGCGCACGTCAAAGTGCACCCAGCTTTTGTATACGATAATGCCGCATTCATCCGGTACAATTTCATTCAGTATGTTGGCTACTTGTTTCGGTGTCATTCCATTTACTCGGATGTCTGCTGCCATACCGCGCATATGATAGCTGTATTTTGCTCCGCCGCATTTTGTGTTCCACTCTGGTGTTCTGTATCCGCTGGTGATTATTACCGGTTTTCCTAGTTTATGCCGGAGGATGTCCAGCACGTTCCATAGATATTCATCTATAAACACTACTGGACTTAAGTCTTTGCAAGCAAATTCTTTTACTTTGAAGTGTCTTGCTAGTTTTACGTTTCCGTCAGTATTTACAAGGTAGCTTTTAATGCTCATGGCCGTTTCCTCGCTTTCTGTTTTGATTATATCATTTTTTTTGTCGCTTGTCAATTGTTTTTTGGTTTGAATGGCGCTTTAGCGCCTTGCCGTGCGTAGCGTATGCGGAGCTCGGCTAATCCATTCATTATT